AAAATCAGATGGTGTTTTAGTAGTAAAACTTTTTGGAAATCCAGAAAGCTCCCCAAGTAAAGAAAAGGATAAAAGTGTAGTAAATAATATTAAAAAAAATACACAAAATATACCATCACACTTATTTACTAAACTAGACGGCCAGTTTTCAGGGCATTATACTTACAAAAAAATAGAAACACAAGCACAAGGAAGAAAGTTAAAAACAACAAAAAGAAAAAGACAAAAAAATAAACAAGTTAATAGGAGACAAAACATAAAAACAAGAAGAAAGCAAAAAAAGCAAAAAAAGCAAAAAAAGCAAAAAATGCAAAAAATGCAAAAAATGCAAAATAAAATAAATTAAAAAGTTATAAAAGCCACAAATGGTATTTATGGTATTTCCAATAATCTATGAATGCTAGTTAAGTTATTAAACAATTTCATTTGACAAGCCGAGACATCTTTTGACAATTTTTTTCCAAAACTATTTACATTTACCATGCACAATACTAATTTGTGAAATTCTTCTGTAAAGTTCAAATTATAGTTTTTAAATATTTTACAAACGTCAGCTATTAGTTTTGGACTTATTTCATTATGTTCACATAATTCTATAGTGACACATAATTCTTTTTTTAATGCTTCTTTAGTTAATTGGGACATAGCATTAAATCTCTCTTTTTCTTCAATAACATTGTGCAAAACTGTAAAAATTTGGCTATAATCATTATTTATTAATACTTCATTCAAGAAAATATAGTATGCATTTTGATTTAATTTATTTGGAAAACACGTAAGACCAAAATCTATAACTCCCATTTGATATTTTGGCGTGTAATCGTTAGTACATTCATTTATATAAAAAAACACATTTCCACAATGTAAGTCGCAATGAATAGCTGAATAATTTAAAATACCCAATATTCCAAATTTTATATATATATAAGCAAATTCTTCTTTAATAGCATCGTCCATAGTTTCTAAACTCTTAAGAGTTAATCCTTTTATATTTTCCATTACTAAAAGTTGATTATAGCGTTGAGTAATATTTTTGTAGACCTTAGGAAATCTGTATTCTTTATTATTTTTGTATTTTTCGGCAAATCTCTCTAGCGCATATGCTTCTTTCATAAAATCTATTTGTTGAAGCATTAGTTCTTTATTGTCTAAAACTAGTTTGGTTATGTTAAAAGACTTAATATATGGAATAAGTTTACACACATACGATATATATGTTAAGTCATCAAATAAATCTCTCAACTCATTAATTATATTACGTTTTAACATTTTAACAACTACCTTTGTATTGGAGCTATCATATCCGTCAAATACTAGTCCAACTATTCCACTGTTTATAGGTATTGCACTTACCACACTAATATTATAAGTTTCGTGTAAATCACTTAATAATTTATAGTCAATACAATCACTACTATATGGAACATTATCACAATAGTTGATTAAATAATCCTTTTCATCATCATATAATAAATCTTCATTTAAAGCTAATGATTGAAATATTTTTATATATACGCTATTTAGTTTTTCCAATTTAATGCATAATGCTTTTATTAGACTCAATCTAGATTGAGGTTGCTGTCTAAATAAATAAATAGTTAGCATTTTATTAACATAAAAGTGCGTAAGTGTATATGTTAATACACTTACTAATTTTATAATGCGATAATAAACACTAATATGTTTGCTATATTTTTTTAATAAACTATACATATTAAATATACTTAATTTATATTTTTTATATTTTTATATTTTTTATATTTTTATATTTTTTATATTTTTTATATTTTTTATATTTTTTATATTTTTTATATTTTTTATATTTTTATATTTTTTATATTTTTATATTTTTTATATTTTTTATATTTTAAAATATAAAAAAAAACTTATTTTATGTAAATAAAATCTAGCTTACACTAATAAAATAATTTTTAAGATTATAAAACATCTTTTTAAACATTAATCCAACTAGATTTTCCATATATAGTGGTAAATCATCGTCAACAATAACTTGAAAATCTATATTAAATTTAACGCTTGAAACATCATTATTATCATTATAAACATTTATTTGAGTTTTGCCATAATTATATATTAGTGCTTCATAATTAGAATTAATTATATTAAGTTGTTTTAAATAGTCTTCTTTTAATTTTTCACATATTAATTTTACATCTTTGTTATAAAAGGTAACCGAATTGTTTAACTTATTCAGTATTTTAGTGCTTCTAAATAGCATAAATTTTTGTTTTATGCCAATTTCTTTGGCAATATGATTTATTAATATACATATATCTGCTTCATTGTCTGTTTTATTGATTATAATTATTTTTTCTATTAGCTCTTTATTTTGTGCTTCTAATAAATCATATATTTCAAAACCAGTAAGACTAGCTACATTTGTATTTGGAACCTGAATAGTAAATGCTAAATTATAGCTTCGTGTGTTAAAGTTAAAGCTTTTAATTTCAGACAATAACATATCTCCTTTAGCACATATTAGCTTCGGTTGAAACCTATTTTCTTCACAATAACTCATGTTAAATATAATAAATAGTTAGTATTTAAATACTTACTTTTTATAGTTTCAAAATAATATAGTACTCCGGCACTAATTAAGAAAAGAATAGTCATAGCTACATTATATTCATAATTTGTCATTTTTAACGAATTATTATATAATTTAAATCCACTATTATAATTCATAACATATAATAGCACTAATGCTATATAGCTAGTAATATATGAATAGTTTGTACTTATAGAGTTAGCAATAAAGCCTTTAACATAATATAATGCTAAAAGTGCAAAAACTATATGCCAAGTTATGGCAAAAGACGCCATAGCTGGGAAAAAGCTTGTTTCCTCATACGGAACATAACGTTTCCATATATTAAAAATAAAATTGTTGTATTTTTCATTAAACTCACGCGATGCTAATACATCAAATTTTAATAATAAAGAATAAGCCGCAATAAACAATACTGAAATAAATGCTCCAAAAGAAAAATATATTAATACATCATAACATTTATGTAATCTAGTTGCTATAAGTGTTGCTACTAATAACGTAGTTACTTGAACACAAAAAAATAAATGTAGTTTTATAATTTTTTGAAGCAATGTTCTTTTTGGTTTTAAGTCACTGCGCTTTAAGTCATTTTCATTTATAGTTTGTTGTTCCTTTAAGTCGCTACTCTTTAAGTCATTTTCATTTGTATTTTGTTGCGGCTTTAAGTCGCTACTCTTTAAATCGTTTTCATTACTATTATATGAACTATCAATACTAGTCATTAGCAAACAAATAAAGTATTATGTTAAAATAGTAATATAATTTTAACATAAAACACACAATAAATAATTAATTTTTATAATAATATAGTTTGCTTAATATTTTTAATCCAATAATATAATCAATAATATCATTTGTATTAAACTCTTTATTAAAAAAGGGTTCTTTAAATACTTTATATTCAAAATAATGTAAAAACTTCTTCTCTCCTCGCAACTGAATTATATTTGTATAATAATTTATGAATTCAAACAGTTTAGATTTTAAAAGTAAGCTATAACTACTTAGTTTATATGATACAATACGATTTAAACTGTTTTTTTCATCTGTGTAAAATAGATTCTCTTTTGCTCTATATTTATTATAATTAATAAAATTGTGATGTATTAAATCAATATGACTATATATTTTAGATTTTAGTGTTTTTTTTATTGCTTTTTTAGATATTAAGTATGCCGCTGCGCTTATTGAACCAATATGAGTGCTATAAGTTTCTGTTGTTGGCATAATGCCATCACTATGAAGCTGAATAATTTCCCAATTACTATCCAAAATTTGTATATCATATAATGTTTTATTTAATTTTTCATAAAACTCGTCTTTATCATATAACGGAAAAACATCGTCTTCCATTATAAGAAAATAATTAGGATTGTCATGTTTATGCGTTTTTTTCTTTTTTATATAGTTTTTATATATATATTTACAACACATTATATGACTTAAAGCACACCCAATTACGGATTTTGGTGTATAATTTAAGGCAAAATTAGATACGTATTTTTTATAACTAGTTTTAAAATGTTCGTCTTTTAAAGCATTTACTCCACTAAATCTCTCACTAACTAATCCTAATTTTAATAATTGTGCTGCTTGTTTAATATAATTACTTTCATAATCATCTAAATTTATTGTAAAAGATTTTAGATTAGTATAACCATATTTTATTACATAATTTGGACTATTATATTTAGTCATAAGTTAATAATACTAATTTCATACTTTTATATAAATATAGTTTATAATGTTTATAATGTTTATAATGTTTATAATGTTTATAAATAGCACTATTTAAATATCTAAGCTTACTATATTTTTATCACTTTTTTGCCTTCGTTTTGATTTTGTCGGTATTCTTGCGTTAGTTAAATCTTTAAAATCATCTATACTAATAGTGCTTGACTCATTAGCATTAGCATTTGTGTCTGTTTGTTTAGCTTTTAAACCATTTAATAATGATGATATGCTTTGACTTTGGCTTTGACTTTGAGGAGTTGTTATACTTGGACCTCTCATTTCTGGTCGGGTTATTCTCTCTTGTTCATATGGATTTGCTTCATTTTTTGTTATTTCAATTCCCCGTGCTGAATTAATATCAGGACGATTTACTAAATTAGGCATGCGTTGGCTACGCTCTGGCAATTTAGTTTCAACAGACATTGGTGGAGGACCTGAGTTTACATTTGGAGGCATAGTGCTTCCAAATCCGGGAGTATAGCCGTTATTATTATTTGATGTGCCATTGTTTCCAGCAAAAAGTCCATTCATAAATCCACCAAATCCAGGATTAGTTTGCCCCATTGTATTAACAGCAGCTTGTGTAAATTGTTTCATTAATTCGGGATTTTGTCTCATAATATCATCCATGCCTGGCATTGATGATTTAAATAATGTATTAGACATATGAACCATTACAGCAGAACCACCTAATTGAAACAATAATTTTAATTCGGGAGACATTTTTGCCTTGGACTTATATTTTTCGTGTAATTCGGCAAAAATATCATCATAATCATCTATATTTTCATTAATTTGTTCTCCCCACCCATCTAATTTTATATCAAATGGGTCAAATTTGCTATTTAAAAATTCTAATCCCGTTATACAAGCCATCATCATTTTGCCTTGAAACTTAATTGCATTTGATTTCTCTTTTTCCGCAATAATTGTTTCATATTCACCAATCATTTCATCTAAATCAGACTCCATAGTATACCGTTTAGACAAACTAACGCCTTTTTTTTCTAGTTCATCTAACTTGCGAACATATTTGAATTTTTCACGCAGCTCTTCTTCCTTTGTTAGTTGTGGTTTTTGTTGAGCTTGTTCTAAATTTATTGGAATGTTATTAAATTTACCATATCCATCCCACGTTTTTGTTTCATTCATATTTGCCGTTGATTTGCCTAAATTATTTGTATCAGAGTCAATATTTTGCGTAACAGGTTTAATATTTTCACCATCTACTTTGCTTGAACCAAATAAATCACCAAATATTGATTTTTTTGTTGTAGTGCTTTGTCCGTATTTTATTTCTTTTTTAGTGTCACTGTCTTTGTCTTGATAAAATGGTTTTTCTGGTTCTTTGGTTTGTTCGGTGTCGCTTATGTTAGATGCTAGATTATTTAATTCACTCTCTAAATTTGTAATATCTTCAATATCAATTGACGAGCTCGCTTTTTTGTCATTTTTATTTTTAACATTCATTAACAGCTCAATACCTCCACCAAAATTTGAGGTTGGCTTGTTTTTAACTATGTCATCATCATTATCTAATGATTCATCAAACTTAAAATCCGGAATGCTAAAGCTATCAATATTTAAAATATCTGGCTCTATTTCAACTATTTCCATTAATCCTATTATGATTTAAATAGAAGTTTAATTTTTAAATACTCCGCAAACAATATTAATATAATTAATTTAATTGTTATTTTATTTAATTTTATTTAATTATTAATATTTATATAATAATAAGCTTGTAAAAAACAGTCAGCTAAGTCATCTTTTTTTAAATGACTGGAAAAAAAAGATAGCTCGTTATTCATATTATATTTTTTCAATACTTCTTTTGTATGAAAAATACTTAATTTTTTCCGTTGGGCGTAATTAATTTTACTAGTATTAACGCTTATTGTGTCGCTTTTATCTTTTAAAAAAGATTTCAATTTATTAGTTGCAGAAATAAAGTATATATTATAATTGTTAGAATTTATAAAGTATTGCGCTATCATACCTTGAATTGTTTTCATACGATTTGCAATTGGACTAATTTGGTTTTCTAAGATTATTTTATCCAATGTTAATATATTATAGTCTTTAAATAGTTCATTTAATCGATCCTTAATATTGATTCCAATATGAACTAAGTTTATGGTATTTGCACTGACGCTTTGAACAGCTTCTAAGCAGTGTTCATTTAAATGAGTTTCTAATAAAGCTAATATACTAGATTTATTGCTAGATTTATTACTAGATTTATTACTAGATTTATTGCTAGATTTATTACTAGATTTATTGCTAGGTTCGCTAGGTTCATTACTAACTAGTTTATATTCGTTTGCTAGTTCACTAAGCTTTTTAAGTGATAGTTTATGTAATGTTTTAATATCACACAATGGGATGCTATAGTCTGTTTTTTTTGCGTGTATTTTACAATAATAAGTATTATTTTTAAAAAAAGCTGGTTTGTTTTTACATAAATGGTGTGTGCAATTATTATTATTGGAACATAAATTTAATACATCCCATTTTATTATTTTAAAATCATTAGCTTCATTTGTTTCGATTATAATAAATGCTAAATTCTTTATACCAATATCTATACTTAATAATTTCATAGTTATAGTTATATAATACTTGTTTAAATAAGTATTATATAGTTATTTGTAAAGTTAGTACAAACTAATTAACGTAACGCAGCTACGCATATGGAATAATGTATTCTTGAAATATAGTATAAAATCATATTACTTAAGAAAGACATAAAATATGCGCCCATCGCATATTGACTATTTTTTCTAAATAAACCCAAAATAAAACCAATAAGCGCAGCAATGGCGAAAAACAAACTTATTAGTCCAAGATAGTAAAATAACATACAATGATCACGACTAAGAGGAGACATCAAATTATCAAAAAAATTCATATTTTTATATAATAATAATATAATAAAATTATATAAAATATATAAAATAGATTAAAATATATAAAATAGATTAAAATATATAAAATAGATTAAAATATAGAATTATTCTTTAAATTACTTTTATTAAATACTAAATACTAAATAGTACTTACTAATTACTAATTACTAATTACTAATAATATACTTTGTAACATGTTTTTGAGCGTCTAGCTGTTGTTTACTTAAATATATATTTTTTAAGTTGCTAGTTTCATAACCATATGGTTGATCGCGTGTCAAAGTAGACATAAAAATATATGGTGTTTTACTATTAGCATTATTAGAACTTGTGCTATTATAATAAGGACATACACTACATTCATTACAAGCAATTAATTGATTATTTTTAATTAGCGCATCACTATTTGTTTGTAAATATTTTCTATAATCACTATTTGTTTGTATATTATTTCTATGTTTCAAAACATTATCATTTAAAACAGATGAGTTATAATCGCTAAATAATCTTGAGTCATCCATTAATGGTGGATAATTAAAATGTATATTATTTGAACCATTATAGCAAGTTCCCCAACTCATAAAATTAATATTATATAGTAATAATATTAATTTTTATAACATTAATTTCTAAATTAATTATACTAATTTAGTCTAAATTATACTAATTTAGTCTTAATTATACTAATTTAGTCTTAATTAGTGTAAACAAAGTTCTCTAAAAAATAGTTTTCTAAAATAAATCTTTATTTACTTTTCCAGGTAGTCCATGACCAAAAACAATCATATATATTAAAGCTAGCGCTGCCAATACTATACTTCTATTTTCCGCAACAACATGTCTCTGTTTAAGACCATATACCATTATTACATATAATACAATTCCAATTATTACAGAATGCACTAACATCATTAGTCCTGACTCCATTTTTATATATATTAACTATAAAATTTATTTATTAATTATGTAATTTATTTATATAATTTATTTATATAATTAATTTATTAAATTTATTTTTGTAATAATTTAATTAACTCATTTTTTTTCAATTTTAGTGCCTCCTCATTATCTAAAATATTTTTTGTAACAACTAGTGCTCTTAAATCATCTATTCTCATTTTGCTATAGTTCTTTTTTTCTACTTTTTGTGTTGTTTCTGAATTATTTTCTAAAGTAATTACTTTCGAACTAGGTTCTAACTCTTCATTATAATCATTTAATACAATTGGTAAATTTTTGATAAATATGTCTTCATCAGTATTTAAATAATTTGAAGTATTACTAATTTCAACTAGTTCTACATTATTAGTACTAGTACTAAGTGTTTGACTTGTTTGAATCGTTTCATAAAAGTCTTTATTTAGTGTTAATGGTTCTTTTATATCAAACACTTTGGTATTTTTAGTGTTATCGTGTTCCTCGTCATTATCCTCGTCATCATCCTCTTCATCATCATCATCCTCGTCATCATCATCATCCTCGTCATC